CAAATAGAAGAACTAGAACGTGCTTTGTCAGTAGTGGATTTGGCGGAAGGATCAGCCATTTTACCACCAACATGGATGGCACCAGCAAAACCTAAGAACAGTGCTGCCACATTGGTTGTGATGCTGTCTGACACCCACTTTGATGAGGTGGTTAACCCTGACGAAATGGAAGGGCTAAACGCATACAACCGTCAGATCGCTGTCATGCGGTTAGAGAAGTGGGCGCAGAACGTAATCAAAATGTCACGCCACTATCTGTCAGGTGTGAACTATGACGGCATAGTAATCATTCTTGGTGGAGACATTTTTACTGGTGACATCCACGAAGAACTAGCCCTCACCAACGAAGACACCATGATCGGTTCACTATTATTCTGGTCGGAACAGGTTGCTGCCGCAGTGCAGTTACTCACCGACGAGTTCAAGAAATGCCATGTTGTTTCGGTGGTTGGTAATCACGGTCGAACCACCCGCAAACCACGAATGAAACAACGGGTACGCACCAACTTTGACTGGTTGATAGCCAAAATGGTGGAACGACATTTCGCTAAAGATAAACGGGTGACGTTTACGATCCCTGAATCAGCTGACGCGCTCATCCAAATCTACAACTACGGGCATCTCGTCACACACGGCGACCAGGTATCCGGTGGTGGCGGTATCGGCGGCATCTACCCACCGATCATGCGTATGCGGGCAAGGAAACAAGGCCGCTATCTAGCAACAGGTAAATCGTTCAGCACCCTATGGCTTGGTCACTGGCACCAGTACATCTCAACCCCTGCAATGGTAGTTAATGGCTCACTTAAAGGCCCTGACGAATACTCACTCATTATGGGATTCTCACACGAACAACCCCAGCAGGCTTTGGCTGTGGTTACACCTGAAAGAAACATCACCATACAGGCCCCAGTGTTTTGTATGGATCGCAAGAAAGAAGGCTGGTAATGGCACAAATGAAAGCAATCCAACACGAACGCGAAATGACACAACTGTTCGTTGCTGAACTAGAAAAAGAAATAGCAGACCTGAAACTTCGTATCGAAGAAATGCGTGGGATGCTTCATGTACTACAACTAGAAACCCAATGAACATCATCGGTGCAAGACCCTACAAATGTTGTTGCCCTGCGCCGATACCAGCCGACCCTGAATGTGGTGATCGAGGAGTAGAAGACGATGACTAAAACGATTGTTGTTATCACATGGGCAGACACCCATTCCGGTGGCACAGGCTGGACTGCGATCAGCGACATAGACCAAAACGAATACATCATCACATCCTGCGGATACTTACTAGCGATAGGTGACGGCGGTAAAGAAAACCATGTCACCCTGTACCAGTCACGCTCAGAAGACGACGACCTGGATCACATCCTGCACATCCCTGTAGCGATGGTGCGCAACATTAAAGCGGTAGATATCCCCCATTTAGAAAAGACTTGACATTACCGTGTAACACCCCTAACCTACTGTCACCTGCTACGACAAGGAGAAATCATGCAGAGATACACCATCCCAAAACCGCAACACGGAAGCCAAGAATGGTTAAACGCCAGATGGCAAGGCCCCAACGGGAAGCGCGTCACAGCATCCGTAGCTGCCGCAGTACACGGCGAACACCGATTCACCACACCAGCCGACCTAGCCGCAGAACTATTGGCATCAGCACCCCCCGTGCCGAAAGAACAAAACAATGCGATGCGTCGAGGCACAGCCTTTGAGCCGGTCATCATGGCTTTGGCTTCACAAGATTTGAATGTGACCATCACCGAACCACAAGACTTGTATTGCTTTGAGGCTGACGGTGCGCGAATGATGGCAACGATGGATGGCAAAGATTTGTCAGGTCAGTTTTACGAGATTAAAACTAGCAACAAACGCTGGACTGGGGAGCTGCCTCGCTACTGGTATTGGCAAGGGGTACAGCAAGCAATCTGTGCAGACGCACGAGAAATTATTTGGATCATCATGGATTCCACATTGGAACTCCATTACCATACCCAAACCGTTACCTCCGATGAACGTCAACAACACATACAGAAAGTAAGCAAATTCTTGGGGTTCATCGACATGGGTATGATGCCCGAAAACGCTGACCCGACTTACGAGAACGCCGCTACCATCTACCCCGAGGGACACGATAATACTGTTGTCTTGGGCCATGAGATTTACGACAGTTTAGAACGCCTCGCGTTGGCCCGCCACCAGAAAGCGGAAGCGGCAGCTGTTGAGGAACAGATCAAAGGCGAGATCGCAATGCTGTTAGGTGACGCAGAATACGGGTCAGTTGACGGCACCCAGGTGGTGACATGGAAGAACTCGACACGCACCAGTTTTGATGCTAAACAATTTGAGGCAGAACACCCTGCCCTGTACGCCAAGTTTAAGAAAACATCCAAGTTCCGCACTATGCGGATCACAGCAAAGGAGCAAAAGTAATGAGTAACTTAGTGAAAGCAACATCAACATCCGACAAAGTAGCGTTAGCACACGAACTAGCCAACGCCCAACTACTACCAAAGGCATACCAAAAGAACCCTGCCAACCTGCTGTATGCAATCGAATACGCAGAAGCATTAGGTATCAGCCCGATCTCTGCTGTCACCAGCATCCATGTCATTGACGGCAAACCAACCGCATCAGCACAACTGATCGCAGGCTTGGGCCGTCGCGCCGGACACAAGGTTCGGGTTGCGTTTGACCCTGCAACAAAAACTGCTACCGCACAAGTGATCCGCAAAGATGATCCTGAGTTCGTGTTTGAATCGGTGTGGACTATGGCCCGTGCGCAAGGTGCAGGGTTAACAGGCAAAGATGTGTGGCGCAAATATCCTGACGCAATGTTGAAGGCTAGGGCTATCACTGAGGTGGCTCGTGATGCTTTTCCTGAAGCGTTGTTTGGTGTTGTGTACACTGCCGAGGAGTTGGGTGCGGTTGATGTTGACGAAGATGGTGCAGTTCTGTCGGGTTCTGCTATCACAACGACCATCGCCGCACCCAGCACTGACCCGAATCCGAAGGTGTCTTTACAGAACATTGAACGTTTTAAGGGTGCATGTGCTGAAGCGAACCTTGACTGGCGGCTAGTAGCCGACGGGATTGACCTGGACAATCTGCGTGAAGCAGGGATGGATGATCTTCGGGCAGCGTTCAAACGCCACAAAGAACAGCCTGTAATTCAGGAAGCAGAGATCGTGTACCCGTCACCAGTAGGAGAACCTGAAGTGATTGACTCATTCCAAATCCCAACAGCAGAACCGATGGGAACCCAAGAGTTCATTAGCAACGTGATCGACATGTTTGACGCGGTAGAAGTACCTATCGAATCCATCAAAGCGCACCCTGCCAACGGCACACCAAAGATCAAAGAGCCAGGAGCACCAGCAACACCGCCACAGATCGGCAAACTGAAAGCGTTGTGCATGTCCAAAGGCATCACCACCCGTGAGGATCAGCAGTCATTGGCATCCGATCACACAGGCCGCAAGATCATGTCATTCAATGAGTTGACCAAATCTGAGGCATCTGAACTGATCGGGATTCTCGCACCTGTGAGCCAATGATGAGGGGTCGTGCGCCAGAGGACATGACCGCAGAAGAACAGGATGATCTGCGATATGACGCTATGACTCGCAACCCGTATAGCCGTTGCACTTGTCGTAACTGGAACAACGACTACGGCATCTGCTCGTACTGTGAATGGGAAGAAAGCAGGCCCGACGATGAGCAAGAATAAAACCATTGAAGCGACAGGCCCGATGCGGTTTGCCTATGCCGACCCACCATATTTGGGTAACGGTAAGCGTAGGTATGCGCCATTCCACGATAATTCCGAGCAGTACGACACGAAAGATGCGCACTTGCTTCTAGTGGACAGACTTGTTTCTGAGTACCCAGATGGTTGGGCGTTGTCGTGCAATCCCAAAGACCTGTCTTGGTTGCTGCCAGCAATGCCGGAAGATGTGCGTGTCTGTGCGTGGACAAAAACGTTTCATCAAATCAGAGTGAACGTTTCCGTGCAGTATGCATGGGAGCCAGTCATCTTGTGGCATGGTCGTGATGTTCGCCATCGCAGGCCAATGACACGCGATTGGATTAGCGGCTGTATCGCTATGCGGAAAGGTTTGCCTGGTGCTAAACCCAAATACTTTTTTAATTGGGTTGTATCTATGTTGGGATACGAAGCAGGGGACACGATTGACGATATATTCCCTGGAACGGGTGGCCTGTCTGATGCTTTGCAGGTGTGGGAATGGCACGGCGTTAAGGAGGAAGCCAAAGATGAGCAAGAATAAAAGTAAAGGCACAGCCTTCGAGACACTCATCGTTGACTACCTCAAACAGTTCTACCCAAACTGCGAACGACGCGCCCTACAAGGAGCGTTAGACAAAGGTGACATCACCGGTGTAGACAACCGCCTGATCTTTGAATGTAAATCGCATAACACCCTGAACTTCTCTGGCTGGTTGAAAGAAGCCGAGATTGAACGTGTGAACGCTGGCGCAGAGGTTGGGGTTGTTGTTGCTAAACGTCGAGGCTACGGTAAAGCCGAAGATCAGTATGTTGTTTTGACCGTAAAAGATTTAGTGAAGTTGTTAAACATCACCGAATTCTAAAACGCTTACCCTGTAAGCAAACCGTAACATTTGCTAAGATAGGAGAACCGATGAGATCAGTTCTACGGCTATTTGCCGTTGCTCTAGTAGGGATCACTACCTTCGGCGGCATAGTTCATGCTGCGGAAGCCCCTTCCCAACCCCCTGCACACACCACAGAACCGCTTAGCGTGGCTCTCCGTGCGTCTGACAGGGTTCTGGAACCCAACATTGTGTACCGTCACGGAGACATTTCGTGGCTCCCACAACTAGCCAAACAAGCAGGCTGGCCCCAACACACATGGGCAAAGCTGGGTCACATTATTCTCAGAGAATCCGGTGGTTGCCCAGGCAGGATTGGCGGCTCAATCGTCAGTCCTGATTGCGTAATCATCGGCTGGGACAACAGCCCACCACACAAATCAGACACGGGATTGCTCCAGCTCAATGGAGTCCACTGGAAAATTGACCACCCCCAGTATCACGGGTTAATCTGCAAACAAATGGGAATCTGTGAACAGGAGAAACTTTTGGATGCTTTAACGAATCTTCGTGCCGGTAAATTGCTCTGGGATGTGGCAGGCTTTAAGCCGTGGACCCCTACGAAGTGAGCGCACTGGACTTTTTCATATCGGAAATGTCCAACAACGACTTCAGCTGGCAAGAGAAAGCTGCCTGTCGTGGGGCCAACACCGACATGTTCTTCCTAGAAGAAGACCAAACAAAGATCAACCAAAAGAAATTGGTGGCTACACGAGAACTATGTGGTGGTTGCCCAGTGTCAGAACAATGTCTTGACTTTGCACTCGACAACTACATACACTTTGGTATATGGGCTGGTACCACACCACTACAACGAAAGGCAATGCGTCGTGAACGTAGAAGTTGAGTTTGAGTTAGAAGAATGGCAAGACAGGGTTGATGCGTTGCGTATTGCTAACGAGCATCTGCGTGACGAACGGAACCGATTGAAAGATGCAGCGGATTCGCTTCACATTGAACTAGAAGCATGTCGCGTGGCGTTGAAGCAAGCAAACTCTGTGATCTCCAGGTTACGGAACCACATTGCGCAAGGTATAGAACTTTAACTAACAGCCGAGGGGCAACATGAAACCAGCGCACATAGAACTATTCATCGACCGTTTATGCGGCATGTTCCCGACAACCAACATTGCACGAAACACCTTGAAATCAACCTGGGGCAAAGATGACCTGCTGTTAGACGCATCAGAAGAAGAAGCCAAGACCGTACTCAAAATGTGTGAAGGATTGGACCGCTTCCCAGGATCATTAGGTGAAGTGAAACGAATGTTTCGCAAAGTGATGGGCGTGATAGGCAACAACGCACAAATCGGTTGTGCCAAGTGTGACTTCACCGGATACGACAACGGCAGACAAGAACACCCACCATCAGACGAACACCCACTCGGATATGAAACGTTCTACACCGAAGAATACAACGGACACCAATACACCTACATCAAACCGTGTGAATGTCGTGCCAAATAAACAAACCTACCGATGCCAACAATGCGGCAACACCGTCACCGTGTATATCCGGATTACCGAACTACCGGTATGTGAGAACAAACATCAACCGAAACCAATGGAGAAAATAAAATGACCTTCGATGAATGGATTAAACTTGGATACGACGAAGGGTTCTGTAGCCCACCAGTGTGT